CTAATTTGTTATTAGTTCAATATTCATTTTTAGTTCCTCCATATTTTTATGGGTATAAATCCGTTCACCCGTACCTTTCGATTTATGCCCCATGATCCTATCAATACAAACCTTGTTTGCCCCGGCAGAATCAAGGCGGCTTCTGAATGTGTGGCGGCATTCGTGAGGGGTGTGCTGCATTTCCAATCTTTCCATGATTTTAGCCCAAAAAGTAAGTCTATATTGGTTTTGGTTCAACTTCTTTCCATTGTGCTCAAACAAATAACCGCTTTTGGACTGTTTAACCCGTTTTTGAAATATGTGTTGAATTTTTGAATGAATGGGTATAACTCTGTTCTTTCCTGCTGCTGTTTTCGTTCCCCCAATTATAGTTTGGATTTTAAGGTCAACGCTAGAAGTTTTTAAGTCAATCATTTCTGAAATCCTAAACCCCGTGTAAAGGAAGAACAAAACGGAATCAACCCATTCCAATTTTTCATTTTCCCAAAGTCGTGAAACTTCTTCATTTGTGAAAATTTCCTTGCTTGTTTCTGGTATGGGTTCAGAGGTAAGCAGATCAGAATAGCATTTTGAAACTATATCAAGTTCCATTGCGAAACGGTCAAGATGTCCAAAAAGGTTTTTAATCGCCCCTTGTGTAGAATAACCGCAACCGCAGCTATCAATGCAATCTTGCATTTGATATGATTTGATTTGTTTATATTTCAGATTTTTTAATTTGGAACAATGCTTGTATGCTGCTTTCAAGGAAGTTTGATTTGCTTTTCCCAATTTAGCAGCTCGCTTTTCAAGCCATAGTTCATAGAGTTCTTGAAAGGTGATTTTATCCGTTTCAATATCCCACGGATCATTGTTGTAATTGGCAAGCATTATCAAACCTTCTTCCCGTGTTGCAGCGTAACCTATGGGCTTTTGCTTTCCTGATACACCTTCCTTAACAATCCACGGTTTTCTTCTATTGCCTGACAGCTTAGTAACTGTTCCATATCTGTTTGGATTCTTAATAGGGAACACCTTCTTTCTTACAACGGGTTTGATTATGCCGCTGTTCCTTAGCTGTAGCCCATCTACAATTTGAAGGTTCATATTTCCCGTTAGGATCAATTCTATCAATACTCAAATTCTCTTTATATCCGTGTAGAACCGCCCAATTTCTAAAAGTCCAATAGTTGTACTTCCAATTATCACATATTGTTACGCCTTTACCGCCATAATATCTTTTGTAATCTGGCGAATTGGGGTTACTACAGCGGTTTTTCATTGCTTGCCAAATACGATATAATCTTGTGCCACATTCCCCATGTGTAGTTCTGTTTGGACTTGAAATGTGTTTTTCTTTGTCAAGGCAACCACATGATTTTGTATGCCCTTGTTGTAATGAGTTACTGGAAATAATTTTAGAATTTCCACATTCACATTTGTAAAGCCACATTGAACGATTATATTTATTTTTTTCGCTATAAGATATAACCGTCAATCTACCATAAGTTTTTCCTATTAGATTTTTCATAACTTCACCGCCTATTTACTTGTGAAATCAGGCGTGAAGTGCTATAATATCAGTTGACCGCTGAAAATCACTTCATCCTGATTTTTGGTCGCTTCCCCCTGTTGGTGTTGCAGCACTGACGGGGGAATTTTTTTAATCAAAATAATTCAAATTATAAGTAACATATATGGTATTAAAAGTTTTGTTCTCCTTGTCGTAATTATAGAATTCAACTTCCGCTACATTATCTGACACCGGGGAAAATTTATATGTTGTTCCAGTATCAACAGTTTTCTTTGCGTTTTCACCGGGAACAATCCCAAACATAGCAAAGATATTATCCGAATTTGATCCTTCAACTTTCCAGTGTGTATTAGAAAACAAACGAAGCTTTATAACTGTATCTTCATAAAGAATAAATTCCCCATAAAAACCTTCAAAATTATAGGTATAAATCTGCATTTGAAATTCACCTTTAGATGTTTGATTATTCCAATTTTCTATATTCGTGGGTTCGCCTAATTCATTTTTTAGTTCATCTGTTGAAATACGACTGAGTTTTGAACAATCAAACACCACTGAAATATTTTCTTGTTTTTGGTACTGTTCGGGATTTTGAATAATTCGGTATATTCCAAACCCTAAAGCACCGATCAGGATCACACCTATAATTAAACCAACCTTTTTCTTCATAGTAAACTTCCTTCTTGTTTGAAAGGTTAATTTCAAACATTCAACTTATTCAACTTCAACTTGTTATTTTCTTTATAATTATTTTTAGAGAAACACTGTAAATTAGCGTTGCAAAAATCCTATTTATAAAGAACTTAAAATCAACTTGAAGAAGTTGAATGAAAACACGAAAAACCGCATAATATCAAGGTTTTTCGCCATTCAACTTACACAACTACAACTTGAATGTATCTTGAATTTAAGTTGTAGTTTTGAAATCTACATAGATCACATTGCCTTTCCGCCTGATGATTCTTTTTGAATGGAATATTTTTCTTGTTCAAGTAAAGATTCAACCATATTATAAATTGCCCCGCGAATACCAGCGCGATCCGGCTCATCCAGCTTTGAATATTGGGAAAGAAGATGCGTTATTTCTTTCCGTTCTTTTGGTTTGACAGATAAAAGTTGGGAAAATAATTGGAATGTATCATTTCCGTATTTTTGTTCAATTAGTTTAGCAATTTCTTCTTCCGATTCACTCTTTGTAAGTTTTTTATCCCAACCAACAATATCTTCTTCCGTTGCTTTTTCGCTTCCAGACAGCCAATATCCTAATTCTTCAACTGAAACTTGCAATGTGGATGCTAACTTGTAAAGTTTGTCACCTCTGATGGTTTTAATATTTCCGCTTTCCCATCTCTGCACAGTGGCTTCTGTAACACCAACACGGGTTGCTACTTCTATTAGCGTAAGTTTTAATTCTTTGCGTCGATTCTTGAGCTTATTACCGAAATTCAGGACTACCACCTCCCTCAATGTAAATTTTACTGTACACTTTCGCTAAAGTCAATGCGTTTACGAAAGAATTTTGAAAAATATTAAAAAACTTTCTTATACGTATTTGATGGCGTTTCAGCCCGTTCTTCAAAGAATGAATGAAATTGCCAACAGTGAAGCTTTCCAAAGTTTTGTGAATGGTGCGATTGAAACCCTTTCAATGGTGGCGGGAATTACCCTTGAAATCTTTGATTTGCTTGTGAGTGTTGCGAGTGCTGTTGCTGATAACTGGTCGTGGTTATCCCCTATCATCTACGGTGTAGTCGGGGCTTTAGCAGTTTATTATGGCTGGCAGCTTGCAGTAAATACAATTAGTGCAATCAGCAAAGGAATTAAGATTGCCTTGTGTATAGCTTCTTATGCGCACGCAGCGGCTACGGGTGCAGAAGTAAGCGCAACAGCAGCGGCTACAGCGGCACAATATGGACTAAACACAGCAATGTACGCTTGTCCTCTTGTGTGGATAATCATTCTTATAATCGCCCTGATCGCTCTTTTCTATGCAGCAGTTGCAGCGGTAAATCACTTTGCCGGAACTTCCGTTTCCGCAACGGGTGTAATTTGCGGTGCGTTTATGGTTGCCCTTGCCTTTATCGGCAATATCTTCATTGCCTTGTGGAACTTGGCTGTAGATGTATTTGTACTGATTTATAACCTTGTAGCGGAAGTTGCAAATTTCATAGGTAATGTGTTTGTTGATCCGATTGGATCAGTTTGTCGACTTTTCTCTAGCATGGCTGATTTTGTTTTAGGTATTCTTCAAGCGTTGGCTTCAGCTATCGACTGGATTTTCGGCTCAAACCTTGCTGGCGCAGTTCAGGGTTGGCGTGATTCTCTTGGCGGTTGGGTAGATGATACCTTTGGCAAGGGTGATGAAGTCATGGCAAAAATGAACGCTGATGATATGAAGCTTGATCGTTTTGACTATGGTGAAGCTTGGAATGCAGGATATTCTTTTGGTCAATGGATAGATGAAAGCGTTGCAAACTTCGATCCTTCCAGCCTGTTTAGCACCAATGTTCCTAATCTGGGTGATTACGCTGATTTGAGTAATTACGGAGCAGGACTTGATGGAATAGGGGGTAGTGTTGACGATATTGCTGGAAATACTGGAAAAATCGCTGACAGTATGGCTATTACAGAAGAAGAATTGAAGTATTTGCGTGATATTGCCGAACAGGAAGCTATCAACAGATACACAACCGCAGAAATTACCATTCAACAGACGAACCACAACAATGTTTCTAGCAAAATGGATTTGGATGGTGTGATTTCAGGGCTTACCGATGCTACAAATGAAGCGGCTGATATTATAGCGGAAGGGGTGCATGAATGATGAGTAAAGCCGGATATGATTTCTACTTAAAAAAATGCTTGTTACCAATCGCCCCAGAAAAGTTGGAATTAAAAATTAACAACGCAAACAGTACGCTTACCCTGATAAATGAAGGGGAAATAAACATTCTAAAAACCTCTGAACTAACAGATGTTGAATTTGAGTGTAGAATTCCACAAGTGAAATATCCGTTTGCAACCTATAAATCCGGGTTTAAGGGGGCTTCTTATTTCCTTGATTACTTTGAAAGATTGAAAGTAGACAAGAAACCCTTTCAATTTATCGTTTCCCGGACAATGCCGAATGGGAAGGTTCTGTTTTCAACTAATATGAAGGTATCATTGGAAGATTACAAAATTACGGAACAGGCGAAAGACGGCTTTGATTTAAAAGTGAAAATCAAGTTGAAGCAATATCGGGATTACGGAACAAAAACCGTAAGTATAAAAATTGCCGCTTCCAAACCGAAAGTAACAGTTGAAAAACCACGGGCAGCGGAAACAAACCCCATTCCGCACACAACCCAAACCTATACAGTCGTTCGGGGAGACTGTCTTTGGAACATTGCCAAACGATTTTACGGGAATGGGGCAAAATACACAATTATCTACAACGCTAACAGAGGGATAATTGGTGGAAATCCAAACTTGATATATCCCGGTCAAGTGTTGACGATTCCAACTGCTTAAAGAGGGTGTTTTAATGAATGTTGAACTTTTGATTTCTGATCCTTCCAGTACAAAGGCATATATCCCGATTGTGGAAGAAGGGATTGAATGGAGTACAGAAAGAAGAAGCACTCCCGGCAAGCTGACTTTCAAACTTGTAAAAGATTCCATTATCAATTTTCAGGAAGGTGCGGCGGTTCGCTTGAAAGTGGACGGGAAACCCGTTTTCTTTGGATTTGTGTTCACTAAAAAGCGGGATAAAAATCAGATTATAGAAGTAACCGCTTACGATCAATTACGATACTTGAACAACAAAGATACCTATGTTTACGAGAACAAAACGGCTTCACAGTTTATTCAGATGATTGCAGCGGATTTTTCTTTGAACACCGGAACGCTGGAGGATACCGGATATGTGATTACTTCACGGGTGGAAGATAACACTTCTCTATTTGACATGATAGAAAATGCCCTTGATTTAACTTTGCAGAACAGCAAGGAAATGTTTGTTTTATATGACGATTTCGGCAAGCTGACATTAAAAAATATTTCTTCAATGTATGTTGGTGAACTGGGGGCATACCTGATGATTGATGAAGAAGCCGGGGAAAATTTTGAATATACTTCCAGTATTGACAGCGACACCTACAACAAAGTGAAATTGACCTATGACAATGAGGGAACAGGAAAGCGGGAAGTTTACATTGCACAGGATTCAAGCCACATGAACGCATGGGGTGTATTGCAGTATTTTGACACGCTGCAAAAGGGTGAAAACGGGCAAGCAAAAGAGGATGCCCTGTTGAAGCTATACAACAGCAAAACAAGAAATCTGAAAATCATGAACGTTTTGGGAGATACACGGGTAAGAGCCGGAAGCATGGTCGTGATAAATCTTGCTTTGGGTGATGTGAATGTAAAAAATTTTATGCTGGTTGAAAAGGTGAAACACACTTTTAAGCTGGATGCACATTTTATGGATTTAACACTTCGAGGGGGTGAATTTATTGCCTGATGCAGTAGAATTAGTGAAAACAATTAAGCGGGCAGCGTTGGATGCTGTAAATGCTTCAAAGCCGGTTGAAGTCTGTTTCGGAAAGGTAACAAGTGCTTCCCCCTTGAAAATCCTTGTGGAACAGAAAATGACATTAGGAGAAGCACAGCTTATTCTTTGCCGGAATGTCACAAACTATAAAACTTCAATTACCGGGGGCAATATTCACAATTATTACTATACGGGATCAACAACGGATTTAGGAAAAGCCCCCGTTTCCCCTTCCCGTGTTCACGCTATGGGTAAAATTCAAGTCACCGTTCATAATGGGTTGGTTGTCGGTGATGAAGTTATCCTTTTAAGGCAGCAGGGCGGGCAAAAATATATTGTGGTGGATAGAATCGGATGATACCTTCAACCACAGCCTTTCTTGAACAGGATTTTGAGATTGAGGAACAGCCAACCCATACCTACAAAATGAATCTTGAAAGCAATCTGATCCGGGGTTATACAGACGGACAGGAAGCAATGATTCAAGCAATATATAAAATCCTTTCTACGGAACGATACCAATATATCATGTATTCGTGGAATTACGGGATTGAATTGCTTGATTTGTACGGTGAACCCGTTTCTTATGTTTGTCCTGAATTAGAACGCCGGATCACAGAAGCCCTTACATGGGATGATAGAATTCAAAGCGTGGATAATTTTGAATTTAACATTTCAAAAAAGGGTGAAATCCATGTAACTTTTATTGCACATACCGTTTTCGGTGATGTGGTTGTTGAAAAGGTGGTGAATTTTTAATGTATGAAGATGTAACCTATGAAGTTATCCTTGAACGTATGTTGAACCGAGTATCAGATAAGTTTGATAAGAGGGAAGGTTCGATTATCTTTGATACTCATTCCCCAACAGCTATTGAATTTCAAATTTTATATATTGAACTTGATGTTATTCTACGGGAAGCCTACGGTGATACAGCTTCAAGGGAATTTCTTATTAGGCATTGCAAGGACAGAGGAATTACACCGTATGAAGCAACCCACGCTGTTTTGAAAGGTGAGTTCACTCCGACGAACATTGATGTTTCCGGGCGGAGGTTCAATATAGGTTCAATGAATTTTATTGTGACTGAAAAAATCGCAGATGGTGAATATCAGGTGCAATGTGAAACCCCCGGTATTGTCGGCAACCAGCAGTTGGGAACTATGATTCCGATAGAATATATTGAAGGGCTTGAAACGGCTGAACTTACGGAAATTCTGATTCCCGGCGAGGATGAAGAAGAAACGGAAGATTTGCGAACCCGCTATTTTAAAAGCTTCAATGAAAAAGCTTTCGGGGGCAATGTTCGTGATTACCTTGAAAAAACAAACGCCATTCCGGGCGTTGGAAGTACCAAAGTAACAAGAGCTTGGAATGATAACCTTCGCCCCGCTGAAATGATACCTTCCGCATCGGTCAAAGCGTGGTATAACACGATCAAGTCTACTTTAAGCGGCGAACCCGCAACATGGTTTGAAACTGTGTTCAATGCGGCGGCTGATAAGAAGCTGACAACCGGGGGAACGGTGCTTTTAACAATCCTAAATTCTGATTTTGGGGTTGCTTCTGATACCCTGATTCAGACGGTGCAGCAAACTATTGATCCTGACGAATACGCCGGGGAAGGTTACGGTGTAGCACCTATCGGGCATATTGTGAAGGTTGAAAGTGCGAAAACCCAGAATGTGATTGTGAAAACCAACATTACCTTTGATATGGGTTATGGTTGGTCGAACCTTCAAAGTTCAATCAATGATGTAATTTCAAATTATTTACTTGAACTTCGTAAATCGTGGGCTGACAGCCCTTATTTGGTGGTTCGTATCAGTCAAATTGAAACCCGCCTTTTAGGTATCAAGGGCATTGTGGATATTGGCAACACCAAAATAAACGGGGCTTCTGATAACCTGACTTTGGGAAAATATGAAATTCCGGTGTTTGGGGGTGCGAGTGCATGACAAGAGAAGTTGACCTTGTTTCATACTTGCCTCCGTTCATGGCAGAGTTCAAAGAAATTGCCGTTACTTTGGAAGCGGAAAACCCTGAATTTGTGCTTGTATGGAACGCCGCTGAAAGGGTTCTGAAAAATGAATTCATTGAAACGGCTGACGAATACGGAATTTCAAGGTTTGAAAAAATTTTGGACATTTTACCTTCAAATGAAGATACCCTTGAAAGCCGTCGTGTAAGAGTTCAAGCCCGGTGGTTTAATTCTATCCCCTATACAATGAAATCTTTCCTTGCAAAGCTGATTGCCTTGTGTGGGGACTCTGATTTTAAGGTTACAAAGGAATATCAGAATTACAAAGTTGAAATCCTGACAAACCTTGAACTATTCGGACAAGTGGAAGAACTAGAACATATCATTAAAAGCATAATACCATGTAACATAATTGTAAGCTCTGAAAATGAAATTCCTTGTCATGCGGATGGCTTTGCATTTATTACTGGGGGAGTATGTGCGGTAGAACACTTCTTTATTACTAATGATGAAACGACAAATTGCATAATTAGCGGTAAACATTCAGTTGGTTCGGGTGTAATTTCTTGTGAAATCATTGAGATCAAACAATAAGAAAGGGTTGAAATACATGGCAGAATTTTCAAAGTTGGTTATCACCAGCAAAGGGCAAGCGTTGCTTGCAAAAATGATTGCAGGAAGCGGCGACATTGAATTTACCAAAGTATCAGCTTCCAGCACCGCATACACGGATGCACAGCTTGAAGGGCTGGCTTCCCTTTCCAATGTGAAACAAACAAGTCTGATTTCCAAAGTTACCCGTACAAACGAGGTTGCAATCAAGGTTGAAACCTCCTTCACCAACACTGAATTGACAGAGGGGTATTACATGAAGGCTTTAGGCTTATATGCCGTTGATCCTGATGTGGGAGAAATTCTTTATGCCATAACAAGGGAAACTTCTGGTAATTGCTATATGCCTGCATATAACGGGATAACTGTTTCCGGTGCTTATGTACAACTTGTAACCACAGTTGGAAACGCTGAAAATGTTTCTCTTGAAGTGGATCAGGCGGCAGTTGCTACAATTGGAGATATTCAGGATTTACAAAAGCAGATTGAAAACAAGGTCGATCTTGTAGATGGGAAAATTGACCCATCTCAAATTCCTGTAAATGTAGTACCTATTGTGAATACTTCGGGTTCTGGAACTATGTACACTGCAACGGTAGATGGCGTAACTACTTTAAAAACAGGTATGCTTTTGGTGATAATTCCTCATGTGGCTAGCACAAGCACATCACCGACTTTAACTATTAACAATTTAGGGGCAAGAACGATTTCCAGACGAACCAGTACAACCACTACCGCAGGAAGTGTTGGATGCTCGTCCAATTGGATTGCTGCAAATAAACCACTGCTAATTCAGTATGACGGGAGCTATTGGGTTGCTATTGGGCAGGCTAAACCTAACGCCGCAGATTTAATTGGTACAACCCCTGTAAATCGGGGCGGTACAGGGAAAACATCTTGGACAGCCTATCAGCTAATTTATCCATCATCAAGTAGAACTCTTGCGCAATTAAGTTTTCCAACCATCGCAGGCTCTTTTTTGCGACAAAATACTAGCGGTGCACCTTATTGGACTACCCCTACCCAAACACTGGAAGCTATAGGTGCAGTAGCTAAAACAGATATAGGAAAACTTAACGGAGTGGCAGGACTGAACAGTAACGGTAAATTATCCAATATGCCAAACGCTGCCGATGTAGGAGCGGTTCCCACTACGCGTACGGTGAATGGTAAAGCGTTATCAAGCGATATTACTTTGTCAGTGAATGATATAGGTGTAGGTAATCTATTTTTAGCTGTGTACCCGGTAGGTTCTATTTATATGACAACGGTGGGGACAAATCCGGGTACACTGTTTGGGGGTACGTGGGTTGCGTGGGGCAGTGGTCGTGTGCCGGTAGGTGTGAATACTGCCGATACAGACTTTAATGCAGTAGAAAAAACAGGCGGTGAGAAAACACATACGCTAACAGTGGCGGAGTTACCGCTACATGACCATACAATTCCTCTATATTGGGGAACTGGCTCTACTGAGGGAGAAAGAGCACTTACACAAGGTCTTGATAATAGTAACCCGAAAATGTATCAAGGTGAAGCTAACCGTCCTCATACAACTGTAACGGGCAACGAACAAGCGCACAACAACTTACAACCATATATCACATGTTACATGTGGAGAAGAACAGCGTAGAAGGAAAGATATATGTTTGATACTGAATTATTTAAAGCTTGCTATCCCATTGAAAGTTTTGCATACTTTTCTAAAAATAAGAATCCAAATGAATATGGCGGTGTATGGGAACTTTTTTGGGAAGGTGATACAGAAGTTAGTGAAAAAGTTGCAAATAGAGAACCAATACCGTACTTCTACAATGATAAAAACGATAAAAAAGTAAAAGTGCCTGTTTGTTTGTGGAAACGAATAGCATAAAGAAAAATGGAGGAATACATATGCAATTATCAGTAATAGATGTCAGCGAACATCAGGGAAATATTGATTGGAACAAAGTAAAAAATGCGGGGATTGCAGGGGCAATGATTCGCAGTGGTTATGGAGTGAAAAATCCAAACCAGATTGATAAGCAATTTCACAATAACTTAGCAGGGTGTAAAGCGGTAGGTATGCCCTATGGCTTCTACCACTATTCCTACGCTATGAATGCAGCGGAAGCAGAGAGTGAAGCGGATTTCTGTCTGGAGATCATTGCAGGTTCTAACCCACAATTTCCGGTAGCCTTTGATATGGAAGAAAGCAGACAAGCGGCATTGGGTAAATCGGTATGCGCTGATATTGCGATTGCTTTCTGCAATAAAATTCGTGCCGCAGGGTATCGGCCAATGCTGTATACCAATTTGAATTGGTCACGCAATTACATAGACATGGCGAAAATAGATGCGGCAGGGATAGATGTATGGATGGCACAGTACAACACGCAGTGCGACTATACAGGTCATTATGCGATGTGGCAGTATACGTCAAAAGGCGTGGTAGACGGCATTACGGCAAATACGGTCGATATGAACTGGTGCTACAAGGAGTATACAAACGGAACAATCCCAGAACCAACGCCAGAGCCTACGCCGCAAGAACCACAACCACACTACGATACATATACTGTTATGCCAGGGGATACGTTAAGCGGCATTGCGGCTAAGTTTGGTACAACCTATCAGGAATTAGCGGCAATCAACGGAATAGAAAATCCAAATATCATTCATGTAGGACAAATTCTTAGATTAACAGGCAATGCAGTATCTAACCGCACTTATACGGTACAATCAGGCGATACCTTATGGGGAATTGCACAGGCGCAGTTAGGTGATGGCTCAAGATACGGTGAAATTAAAAGTCTGAATGGATTGTCATCTGATACGATTTACCCTAATCAAGTCTTGCGGCTGCCGTAAGGGGTGATGGTATGGGTGAGAATGATGTAACATTAGGCAGGGTAGATGATTCCGTAAAATCTGCTCATAAACGTATTGATGAGTTAGATAAACGATTAAATAGCAAAATTGACAGTGTTAGCCAAAAGGTTGATAATCTCACAACGCTTACAACGGCTGTAGCAACGCTGCAATTAGAAACAAAAGACATTAAGTTAGATGTCAGTGAAATCAAAACAGACTTAAAGCAAGTTACTGCCCGTCCTGCGAAATGGTGGGACAAACTGATAGCCGCCGCTATCGGTGCGTGTGCATCGGGTATTATAGCGGCAATTTTAACACAAATATTAAAATAATGAGGGAGTGGAATCATGGATATTTTAGAATATATCAAGCCTGAACTGCTGATTTTAATACCTGTTCTATATATCATTGGTATGGGAATCAAAAAGGCAAGCTTCATAGCAAATAAGTGGATACCTTTGATACTTGGAGGGTGCGGCATTGTACTGTCAATTATTTATGTGATGTCAACGTCTCCTTTCAACAGTGTGCAGACTGTTTTCATGGCAATCTTTACAGCCTTGACACAAGGTATACTGGTAAGCGGTGTAAGTGTATACGCTAATCAGATTTTTAAGCAGTTTATGAACAAAGATAAAGCTGATAGTACGGATACAGAGTAG